ACTCTTAATCAACTCATAACGTTTGTGAATGTTCTTTTGTTTTAGGTGATGATTGTAAAGTAAGGCACCGCGTACGTGTATGGGTGTACCCTTGGTGTAAATCATTGTTGGGTCTGCATACTGTCCTAGATTATTACAACCTCTTGGTGAAGACATTTCTTCGGGTGGTAATCTACGGAAGTCCATACGAGCACCTTCAACAAAGTCCCATAGTTCTTCTTCGGTTCCTTGCATCACAATCTTGAATGCATCTGTAAGTTTACCTCTGACCCATTGTGGTGTACTGGACTTTGCAGTCTCAATACCCATCATCTTGAGTTTGGGTTCGGCTAGTCTGACTCCTTCGTTGTCGATGACGTTGAGGATGTATCTTTTCTTTGCAGTCCAAATCCCACGGTCTGCGATGACCTCTCTCCCCATTTCCATCTTCTGTTCGTAGGCATTGGTGTACTCTGCAAGTTCTCTGAAGCCCTCATCAAGAACTTCTTCCATGTGGGATTTTGCAATTGAGTCGATGAAGTTTGTGATTTTGGTTTTGTTCGTTTCATTAGGCATTACCTTCTGTATCAGTTTGTCTAGTGTTATGTAAACAGAATCAGTATCCATTGCAACAACATAGTCTTCATCTGTCTTGAGTGTGGTGTTCAACCAATCATTGATTGTCTTCTCTGCATGTTTGATAATCAACTGACCCGACAATGTGATTGCCTCTGCAAGTTGTGGGTCAAAGAATGCAAAGTATTGATTTGCCAAAGCACCATAAGCTGAGTTGAGTGCAATCTTTCTAACCTGTTGGTTATTGTAAGAACGTTTGATTAATGTATTGAGTTCGTTCTTACGTTTCCTATCTGTACAAGTTTGCAGTTCCTTCTGATACTCAATCATTTTACCCTTCCACATCTTACGTTCGTCATAGAACTTCTGCATAAGTTCGGGAAGGAATCCTTGTTTGTCGTTAGAGAACCTAGCTCCGTTTGGTGTGATACCGAGTGCGCCATCAACAATCGTTTCTTTGTTGAATAATTTTTCTACAGATGTATCAGTCAATCCTCTTTGCATCTTCTCGGGTGAGATATTATACTGCATGATGATGTGTGGATACAGTGAGTTCAAATCGAATGAGACGACCCATTCATGTTTACCCACGATAGGTTCTTTGACATATGCACCTTGAATTCTATCACCCTTTGTCTGTGATAGTTTCTGTGGTGGTGTTGCAATCTTCTGTTCCTTGAGGAAGTTGTAGATGATTGTCTCCCAATACTTAACCATACCAAATGTATCATTGTAATTACATTTTGCATTATAAGACATTGCAAGAATCAATTCCATCAATCCTAGTTTGTCTTCTAGGTCTTCTACAAGGGTAACATCCTTTACATTGTATGCAAGGAACTTGGAATAGTTTAGTCTGTATAGATGATGAAGAGAACCTTCCTCTTCATAACTCACCTTGGCTTTACCTAATTCTACTTGTGCAATGTGGTCTAGTCTGTAAGACTCTTGATTTACGAATGTATGTTTTTTGTACAGTTCTAGGTAATCAATTACATTTATTCCGTAAAGGTTGAAGACCTGTTGGGTTGACCCCCAATTGGTTTTGAATTCTCTGATATCACACATGTTCCATGGTGAAAACTTTTTATGTGATTCTGAGCCGAAGACTCTGTCCACACGATTACAAAGGTAAGTAATGTCAAAAGTGTTAACATTCCACCCAGTAATGATGTCGAACTTTTCTTTTCTCCAGTACTTGATGAACTGTTCAAGTAGGTCTTTCTCATCCTGTGCTTCATGATATGTTACGTTCGCTGGTTTGTCATCCCACGGCCCAATCCCGAATGTGTGAGCCATGAATCTAAATGGTTTGATTGTAATTGCATTGACCTTCTCGAAAGCTTGCATGGGTTCGGGAAACCCATCTTCACATTCACACTCAATATCGAGTGTTGCAATCTTGATAACCTTTGGGTCATACTTAATATCACCTTGAAACTTGTCTGCAATATATGTATAGATGTATCTATCGTATCCATGGATTTCCATTCCTGCTGTTCCAGCAAATTTTTCACGGAACTTTCTTGCACCACCCATCGAACTGAGATTTACAGCCTCAAGGTTCTTCCCATCCAATGACTTGAATGCAGAAGGTTTTTTTGTTGGGACGTAATGGTTTGGACGGTAGTCCACAGACATTTGAACCTGTTTCTTACCTTGATAACCTTTTACGAGTATTTTGTCGCGTGTTCGACAGACATTTGTGTAGAAATCCATACAGTAATTATACTACAGTGGGTCTATTCTGTCAATGTTCTTTTGTTCTCGAAATCGAAATTATTTAGAGCAGCCGACTTGATATCTGTCCAGTATGAAATTCTTTCTAATTCTTTCTCTACTGTTTCCATTGTGTCGGGATGTTCTGCAACACCTACTGCATTTTTTGTGAGGACTTCTACATTGATTTTGTGTTTCTCAATCATTGCATCAGCCTGTTTGATTTGTGCGTTAAGCACTTTTGATGTAAAATCTACCATTATTTATTTCCAGTTAATACCTTGTAGTTTGTTGCAAGGTTTGGTCTAGGTTCAAAACATGCCACTACTCTGACTTTTGATATGTCAAAGGTAAAATCCTTTGCATAAGGAATCCATGGAGCTAGACCCACTTCCATTTGTTCCCCTTCTACTGATACGATACAAGCATGTGCTTCTTCTACAGTATATTTAAAAAACGACTCTTTCACTTTACCAATAACAACGTCTCCGTTTTCTAAACGGAGGCATTTGATAAGATTAGACATTTAATACAAGCTCCTGTAGTTCTTTCGAACGTCTTCCGACCTGTCCAAACCATTTGGAATCTTCCATTTCATATGCCATTTTTTTCCAATCATGAGCTCTAGCTGCACCTATCATACCTTTAAAGTATCCTAGTCTTGTTGCACCTAAGTTAAAAGTCATGTTGACTAATACATGTTGTATATCTTCGGGTAGATTATAAAATGCTTCATCGCTTCCAAAAACATGAATTGCTTCTGCAACGTGTTTATCAAAATCATAATCATATACATCATCAACTCTTTGTTGTGATACTGGTGTTCCAACTGGTTGACCATGTTCGGGGTCACCTTCTTTGATTAGATGTCCCACTCCAAAAGTTAAGTATCCTAATGAGTCTGCATAGACTTCTAATACTTCACCTTCGTGTCTTTTAATTTGTTCCTTCAATATTTCCCTGTTCATAATTCTTGATACTCTCCTAAGTATGTTCCACCGTTGTCGGCAATGTATTGTGCAACTTTAGCATCAAAGTCAGACTCATCCGTATAAGTTATTTCGGGATAAATCATTTCTCCGTTATCTAGTTGTATTTTTACTTGTCTTGCATTATTTGGCATCTTGTTCTCGTTTCATTTGTTCATCGACCAATTCCATGAGGATTTCACCCATGAGGTCATTTAATTCACTATTATTTAGGAGTTCCTCAAGTCCAATATCTGTCTTTTCTTGGCCGTGTGGAAACCTTCTTATAGTTCTTTGGAAGTTAATATTTGGTTTACCTTCTTCGAATTGTAACTTACCATATTGGTATACTAATCCATCCCATTCTCCACCAGTCAATTCAATAGCTGCATCTTCTTCGGATGGATTTTCTACTACCATGTAGACCTTTTTATCAAATAATTCTGGCATAAATTTCTTCCTCTATTTTCATAGATGATTCTATTGAATCATTATCACGAATCTGTAGTTGTCCTAACAAGTTCATGTTTGTTAATATATTATTTATCTGACTTCTTCTTCCCTTTAACCACACTTCTGATTGTGTGTCTCCTCTTTCTGCATGACGATTATGTTCTTCTTCTAGTCCTACAGTAAGTACATAGACTCTTGCTTCATGATTATCCATTAACCATTCTATGTCTACTCCTCTAAAGTATCTGTCACCTTCTATAAGAACATGTTTGTATGCAATGTTCATTGCTTCAATGAACTCTCTAAACTGTGGGATAGAACCGTGAGAGAGCTTATCAGTTCCGCCGAATGTCTCTCCCTCGGGATATTGACCGACTACTAATATGTCACCATGTTCTTGGCACTTAAATAGTTTCATCGGTTCAATTAGATTGGGTTCATCTAACCTAGAGATAAGTCTTCTCATGAGAGTTGACTTTCCCGAACATGGAACTCCACCAACCATTATAATCATAGTTCTACTATCCTTCCACTTTCATCACAATGTGGTGTTTTATCTTGAGGTATAAATCCACCCCACTGAAAGATTTCTCTGAACTTCCATTCAAGTTCCATGAAGTTAAGTCCCATCTTGTGATAGTCAAGAGAATCCGTAAATCTTCTTACACATTCTTCTATGAACCACTCGTATCTTGCAAGTGTTTCTATTCTATCAGACTTTAAAGTCATTGATGAGGGATTCTCAACATAACCATATAACATGATAGGTGTTTGATACTTGTTATAAAGCTTCATACCATCCCACAGTATCCTGTGACATGTAGTCTTCTTCTCAAAACAATAACCTAACTCAGTTACATCTTTGTTTCTTGCTCCAGCCCATCCCTTTCCAAGAGAGTTTAGAATTTGGTTTGCACCCTTACCATCTAACGGTAGAATGTTTCTGTTCTTTCCTCTCTGTCTGTAGACCTTATATAGTAAACATGAAGTTGATAGTTCTTGAATAGTACTCTCTGAACCATCGTCATTTACTTCTGTTACATCGACATAATTGACAATCTCTTCATCTGTCTTTAAACGCATACCATCATCTGTTGATGTGATTTGTTTTAAGAATGAGATTATCTCTTCTTCGACTTCTTGATTGATTGCATTTGCATCAATCGCTTCTACTACACCTCTAATGAAGTCAATATCTTTATTAGGTTTAGATGGTAGGTTAGTATTGTTACAAACATACTTAAATGCAATGTTGTCCTTTTGGACTGGTGCATCTTCATACACATCTACTAATAGATATTCCCAACCACTTTCCGTTGCAGCTTTGTATCTGTTGAATCCACTTCTTAGAATGAAGTTTCCATCAGCAGCGACTTGTACAAATAATGGTTCTTCTGAATGTAACCAACCTCTGTACTTGAATGAAGTTTTAATCTCAATAACATTTTGAGTGAGATTGATTTCTGCTCTCGGTTGCAATGGTTCCCCTGTAATAGGGTCAATGATGTGAATCTTATCCTTGTGTACTACAAGTCTTTTCTTGAATTTACAAGTTTGATAAGTTTCTTTGGGTGGACATAGTTCTCGGGTGA